CTTGGCTTCAAACTAGATGATGTTATTAGAGGTGTACTCGATAACACGGAATACACACTAAGTGGCGAGCGTTATGTAGACATTACAAGTCGGCTAGTAACAGCTCAGGTTCGCCGCGGTAAGTCTCAAGCCCTAGATCGCATTGACGCTGGTGTACTTTCCATCACACTAGATAACTCAGACAGAGAGTTTGACCCGCTATACGAGAATGGTCCATACTACGGTCAGCTTGTCCCAAGGCGTTCAATTCGAGTAAGCAGTAACGAACTTCCCGTGTTCATTGGGTTTATTGACGATTTTGACATTCAGTACGAACCAGGAGTGCAGTCTGTTGTACGCATAGATGTATCGGATGCCCTTTCGGTTCTTACCAACGCAGGTCTAGAAGAATTTACCCCTGATTCCGAGCTATCGGGCGCACGCATAAATACTGTCCTTGACCTACCAGAAGTAGACTGGCCTGCTGATTTGCGAGACATAGATGCAGGAAACTCACTGATGCTAGATACCGATGTCGCAGAAGGAACAGCAGCTCTCACCTACCTACAGCTAGTAGCTAACTCAGAGTTCGGTACTTTGTTCTTGTCCAAAGACGGCAAGATTACTTTTAGGGAAAGAAACGCTGTCCCAAACATCCCTGACCTAGTGTTCTCAGACGAAGTGGTCGCAGGCGCTTACACAGGTATTCAGTTTGCGGATGTAAACATAGTCTATGGATCAGAAAATCTTTACAACAGAATTATCCTAGGCAACGCAGACATTTTTCCTGAAGAAGCCTTTGCTGAAGACGCTGATTCACAAGCTCTTTATGGCCCAAGAACGCTAAGTCAAACAGGACTTTTGATTCAGGAACCTGAGCAGCTTCAGTTCCTAGCTGACTTCTTCCTAGCTCGCTACAAGGAGCCACAGTACCGTTTTGAGACTGTCACAGTGGTCTTAGACACCCTAAGCACAGTAAACCAAAACAAAGTGCTGGATTTAGAAATTGGTGAAATCGTGCAAGTTAGGTTTGAGCCTTCGGACATTCCGCCAGCCATTGAGCAATACTGCCGAATCATCGGAATAAACCACGACTGGACCCCAGGTAGCAAGAACATCAGCTTTAGCCTAGAGCGCCTTGACTTTGCCCTCTTTATCCTAGATGATGCTGTTTTGGGTCAGCTAGACAATGACCGTCTTTCTTACGGGTAGTAAACTAATCTAAGAACAAAGGAACCCAATGCCAAGAAAAACCTTTACCGCTGGTGAAGTCCTAGCAGCCACTGATGTAAACCTATATCTCAGCAACGAGACCACACTTACCGTGTCTACCGCTACTACTTACACAGTTGCAGCCTCTGACCGCTACAAGATTTTAGAGTTCGACTCTGGATCAGCAGTCACAGTGACCATTGGAACTGCAACAGCTTTCCAGGCTGGCGAGCGAGTGGACATTCTTATGGATGGTGCTGGAACTGTCACAATCACCAGAGATGGCACAGCCGTTAGCCTTGCAGGTCGAGGAACCGCTGGAACCGCTTACAAAATTGCCCAACGGTATGACGCAGTTTCTGTTATCTGTGTTGGCACAAACGCCTACAGAATCATAGGTAATGCGAGCGCAGTCTAATGGCGCTTTCAGCATTAGGTATTTATTCAGCAGCAGGTGTAATCGCTGAGTTCGCTCTTGACGCTCTTGTAATCGCTGGCGGTGGTGGCGGTCAAAATTCAACTGGTGATTACTCCTACAATGGTGGTGGCGGTGGTGGTGCTGGTGGTTATCGAGCCTTTACTGGGATAACAATAACACCAGCAACAAATTATTCCGTAACTGTTGGCGCAGGTGGAGCAGCTGGAAGTTCTAGCGGTGGTAATTCAATTTTTATCGCAAACACTAGCGCTGGTGGCGGTCTAGGTGGATTAACTCTTGCGACTGGTGCCTCGGGTGGTTCAGGCGGTGGTGGAGCACGGAACGGTTCTCCTGGGTCTGGAAACACTCCAAGTACATCACCAAGTCAAGGTAATAATGGTGGGTCTACTGCGAACGGTTTTTACGGCGGTGCTGGTGGTGGTGGTGGAGCTTCTGCCGTTGGTGGCAACTCTACTGGTGACACTTTTACTGGTGGTTCTGGTGGCGCTGGCACATCTTCATCTATTACTGGCACAGCTATAACTCGTGCGGGTGGCGGTGGTGGCGGTTCTTTCAATAGGAGCAGTGGCGGTGCTGGTGGCGGTGGTAATGGTGCAGGTGGTACCTCATCAGTTGATTATATCGCTGCGACTGCTGGCACAGTAAACACTGGTGGTGGTGGTGGTGGTGGTTATACAAATCCATCGTATGGGGCAGCAGCAGCAGCAAACGGCGGTTCTGGTGTGGTAATTCTTAGATACCCAGCAGCAAACACAATCACAATCGGCGCAGGTCTAACTGGCACAACCGCAACAGACGGTGCCTTCAAGGTGACAACACTTACCCTCGGAACAGGAAATGTGAGTTTCGCATAATGGCACACTACGCTTTTTTAGATGAGAACAACATTGTGACTGAAGTCATAACTGGAATTGACGAAACCGAACTAATTGAAGGTCTTGATACTGAAACTTGGTATGGTAACTTTCGAGGACAGGTTTGTAAAAGAACAAGCTATAACGGAAACTACCGCAAAAACTACGCAGGTCTGGGCTTTACATTTGACGCTGCGCTTGACGCTTTTATTCCACCTAAGCCATTCCCTAGCTGGCAACTTATCGAAAAAACCTGCCAATGGGAAGCACCAACTCCACGCCCAACAGACGGCTTTACCTACATTTGGAACGAAGCCGAACTAGCTTGGGAGCTGGCAGACTTCTCGGAGTCTGAAGAATAATGGCTGAGGAAACAACTGGGGTACGCATTACCCAGCAAGCAATTTACGCCAAGCAACTTGAGCATGGGGAAACCCTTGTCAAGATTCTTGAGAAGCTGGACCACTTAGACGAGGTTCCTGCTCGCTTGAGAGAGGTAGAGCTAACACTTGCTCGCCTGGCTTGGATTGAAAAGATTGCTTACACAGGACTTGCTGCCTCTGTTGTTGCTCTTGTTAGCTTGATTTTTACAATGATTGGAAACTAATGAAAACCAAACCACAATGGCCGATTGACGGCAAAAAGGGCAAAGACTGGAAAATTACCAGCCCTTTCGGAATCCGCATACATCCGATTGAGAAAATTCGTAAGAGCCATAATGGTGCCGATATTTGGGGACCCAAGGCAAAAATCTGGGTTGAAGCCTGGCACGATGGCACAGTAATCGCCGCAGGAACCTCGAAGCTGAAGAACGCAGACGGTTCGCTCGGCGGTGTCGGCTGGTATGTAGACATTCGGTCCAAGATAAATGGCGAGTGGTTTGTAGCTCGCTACGCTCACATGGTTGAGAACAGCTTGCTAGTCACTAAGGGCGAAAAGGTCAAGGCTGGAACTCGGTTGGGCATCATGGGCAACACAGGAGCCTCAGCAGGTAGACACCTTCACTTTGAAATCTGCAAGGGCAAGGTTCACCGTTGGACACTTGACGGCACTGGTTTCGTAGATCCGATGAAGTTTGTTTTCAACACGATTGAGAAGTGGGAACTTGCTCAGTCAATTCCAGTCCCAATTCAGGACACAGGCGAAACCTCGCCTGCTCCAGTTCACGAACCAGAGCCAAAAGCTCCTAGACCGCCGAAAGTGGTAAAAAACAAGAGTGCTAAATAGACTCTCAAAAGACAAAAGCCTACGAGTAATCCTTGTGGGCTTTTTTCTTTTCTTCATGGTTTGGCAACCCACCCCCGCCTATGCTGGACAAGCTTGGGCTTCAATAACCTGCCAAGATGCGATTGGCAATTTACAAACATTTCAGGTTGGATGGAACAATGAAAACGACTACTTTTTGGACAAGGGAAACATTGCTCAGCATTTCTGCGAAGGTGGGTATGCTGGCGGCTTCGCCACTTTTGTTAGTGTTGCTGGTTGGGATGGCGGGGAGCTGGATAGCTCTTTGCTTTACCATCCTGGTTACAATCACGCTCCCGCTCCTACTCCTACTCCTATGCCTGAACCTAGTCCTGTGGATCAAACAACGGATACAACAGTAAGGACAGAAGATGTCGAACGCACAGAAGATGTTGCTCGCACTGAGGAAGTTGTCAGAGAGCCTGAGCCAGTGGCTACGGTGGCTCCCGTAGAGCCTGCCCCTGAGCCACAGCCCGAACCTACACCTGAACC